GTTGGTACACGTATGCACAAGTATTTGGAAGACTATGTGGAGACAGGCGTAATGCCTGAGCCAGGCAGTAATCCATTTGCTAAGAAAGCACACGCAATGGCACAGCAAGTCTTAGAAAATGCAATGGGCGATGTAGATGAGATATGGGGCAGCGAAGTTGCTCTTTATGTTCCTCAGATGTATGCAGGTACAACTGACCTAGTAGGCCAGTACAAAGGACAGCCGTGCATTATGGACTTTAAACAAACCAACAAGCCCAAGAAGCTAGAGTATGTACAGAACTACTTCTTACAGTTGGTAGCGTATGCAGAAGCACACAACGAAATCTACGGCACTAATATACGTGAAGGACATATCTTTATGTGCAGTCGCGGAGATGACGGTATGATCTTAGGCGGCGAAACATATCAACAGTTTGATGTTTGGCCGCATGAATATGACGAATGGCGCAACGAATGGTACAACAGAGTATATACATATTACGAACAGAACAGCTAGACGGTTCTCTACAGTCAATCGATAAATACTAACACAGAATGACTGGAGAGACATAATGGCCGTAGTCCAAATTAGTAAGATACAACACAGAAGAGGTAGAAAGAACGAAGGTACAGGTATACCGCAACTTTCTTCCGGAGAGCTTGGCTGGGCAGTAGATAGCCAAGAGCTATTCATAGGTAATGGTGCAGTTGCAGAAGGTGCGCCGTATGTAGGAAATACTAAAGTACTTACTGAACACGATAACTTGTTTACCCTAACTGAAGGTTACGAATATAAATCAGGATCAGGACTAATTGACACAGGCGCAACTCAGCGTTCACTCCAGGATAGATTAGATGACCGTGTTGATGTTGCAGCATTTGGAGTTATTGGCGACGGGATCGTTGACGATACAGTAGCATTACAACGTGCTATAGACCAAACGTATATTAATCAAACTACAGTAGGAAACGTTAACAGCAGAATACAACTGTATTTAAAAGCAGGCGTATATAAGATTTCAAATACACTATACATTCCTCCACATTGTAAGCTAGTTGGTGCCGGAAAACAAAAAACATTTATTAGACAAACTACTGATTCGTTTATGGTACAAACAGTTAACAGTTCAAGTATACCAGGAACCTATCGCATTAATAATAGTGCGACTGGCGACTTGACCTACGACATTGCTCCTCGTAACATACACATTGAAGGTATTACTTTTGATGCTGTAGGAACAGCAGCAGTGCATGGTATCATGCTTAACAGTACTAGAGACAGTACGTTTACTGACATTGAAGTATTAGGCCCATGGAACTTGTCCAGCGTGGAAGATCTAGATGATCCACAATACACTTTGCTTTATGGCATTGAGTTCCTATCGTTTAGTAATAGTATCTATTGTGACAATCTGCACTTTACAGATATCTGTGTAGACGGTTGGCCTGTAGCAGTTGCATCAAAATATGACATTACAAACATTACATTTAGTGAAAGCTGTTTCAAGCTATGCGGATACGGTATGTTATACGGACGTGATACAAGCGGAACTATTCCAGGTGAGCGTACAGGACCTAAAAATATTATTGTACAAAACAATGTATTTGATACAATAGCCAAAGAAGCCATCTTGCAAGAAGCAGGGTTCGGCGTTATGAGTATTAATAATAGATATTCAAAAGTTGGAACTAATGGCGCAGGCGAAAACAATACAACGTCAAATGTATTAAAATTTATCGACGGCGGTTCGAGCCAAGGTGATTATTTTGATAGACGAGTTGTACTAGGCGACACTGAAAATGTTCTTCCATTGCGTGTACGAATTAACACCCTGTCAGGCAACAATAATATTAATACAATACACATTGTAGAAGAAGAAACAAACATTGTAGGCCGTCAGTTCTTATTAGGATCTACTATCCATACTGTTACTGCAATAACATTTGGTACAACATCAACAGGCGATACTATTACTATATCTCCTGCGTTAAATGATAATGTTCTGAGCAATCAGATACTTTCACTTAGCTATGCATACACAGATTATCTTCCAGAAGTTGCGTCTCCTGGCAAGACAACATACAACTATCCGATGAAAGCTAAGATCGAAGGCAATACAATTGACGGCGTTGCATTTAAATTACCTGGTAAGGCAACTGGAACATACATGATAGATTTCTTTTACTCTAGTCCAATTGTAGATGCTACATATAGTGGCCAGCTAAAAGTAAGTTTAAACACAGATGTTTCGCCTGATACAGTATCTGTTCAGTTTGATTACGATTACACTGGCGATGCTACATATGATGAAGCAATATCATTTGAAGCAAGAGTACTTGACTTCGATGTAGACAATACTACTGATGCTGTGGAAGTTACTTACTCAAATAGTATTGCAAATGATGTCGGAATCATGTATTATACTATGACATCACATATTAAAATCTAACACGGTAAGTTAATGTTTGAAAAAAAATACGAAGACAGACTTGTTATATGGTCTAAGTTTAGAGAAACTTTGGAAGAATCTGAAGAACCATTCCGGCTTTGCCGTGAATTATACAACAAAGCGCCTTTAGTTAGCATATACACAGATCCTTGGGACATTACAACTTGGCCCGACCCTTGGCAGTTACTAGATGAAAATCGGTATTGCGAGTTCAATATTGTATTAGGAATGTGTTATTCTTTACAGTTAACTGAACGCTTTTCCAAGGCAGATTTTGAGATACATATCTGTATAGATGAGGTACACAGCGACATGCAATACCTCTTAATTATAGACAATAATTATGTGTTAGGTTACGACAGGGGAGCTGTAATGACATTAGATTCACTTCCTAAAACGCTAAAACCACAGCAGACCTACCGCATGCAACCGTTACAATAAATAGAATACAAAACAAGAGACACACTTTATAGGAGAAATACATGTCTAATGGCATTCATATCATTAAAAGAGACGGATCAAAAGTTCCGTTAAACATTGACAAAATCCACTTCGTAGTTGAAGAAGCATGCAGTGGATTAGCAGGAGTAAGTAGCAGCCAGATCGAAATGAATGCGAATATACAATTTTATGACGGAATGAGTACAGGCGAAATACAAGACATTATGGTACGCAGTGCCAATGATCTTATTAGTTTAGAAAACCCTAACTATCAGTTTGCAGCAGCACGTTTGCTATTGTACGGAACATACAAAAGTGTGTTTGGACAATATGAATCAGTGCCGTTACGTGATATGATTGTAAACAATATCAAGCGAGGCGTATATGACTCAGAGATATTAGAAAAATATACTGAAGAAGAACTTACTCGTTTAGATAGCTATATAAATCACAAGCGTGATGAAAACTTTACATATGCCGGATTGCGCCAAGTAGTTGACAAATATCTATGTCAAGATAGATCTACTGGAGAGCTATTTGAAACTCCGCAATACATGTATATGATGATTGCAGCTACGTTGTTTGCTAACTATCCAGCAGAGACACGTATGCACTACGTAAGGAGATATTATGATGCGACCTCACTTTTTAAAGTCAATATCCCAACGCCAGTCATGGCCGGTGTCAGAACACCTGTGCGACAGTTTGCTTCGTGCGTCCTTGTTGATAGTGACGACACCCTTGATAGTATCTTCGCAAGTGATATGTCGATTGGTAGATACACTGCACAGCGAGCGGGTATCGGCATCAATGCAGGCCGCATCAGAGGCGTCAATGCAAAAATCAGAGGCGGAGAAGTAGCACACACAGGTATTGTCCCGTTCCTAAAGAAGTTTGAAGCAACTGTACGTTGCTGTACACAGAATGGTGTACGTGGCGGATCAGCTACTACACACTTCCCGTTTTGGCATCAAGAGATCGAAGACATCCTTGTGCTAAAGAATAACAAAGGCACAGAAGACAACCGTGTGCGTAAGTTAGATTATTCAATTCAGCTTAACTTAACCATGTACCAAAGACTGTTAAGCGGCGGCAATATTACTCTTTTCTCGCCACATGATGTACCGGGCTTGTACGAAGCATACTTTGGTGATCCAGCAGCGTTCCAAGAACTATATGAAAAGTACGAACGTGCAACAAGCATCAAGAAAAAGACTGTACCAGCAATGGAATTGTTCTCAGCACTAATCAAAGAACGTGCTGAAACAGGCCGCATTTATATTATGAATGTTGATCACTGTAATACGCACAGTTCGTTCAAAGACAAAGTATACATGAGTAACTTGTGTCAAGAGATTACATTGCCAACTAAGCCACTGACACACATCGACGATGAAGATGGTGAAATTGCATTGTGTATCCTGTCAGCTATTAATGTAGGTACGTTGCGTTCGTTAGACGACTTAGAAGAGCTGTGCGAACTAGCAGTAAGAGCACTAGAAGAAATTATTGACTATCAGCGTTATCCAATTTTAGCTGCTGAAAAATCAACCAAAGCTCGTCGTTCACTAGGCGTAGGCTACATTGGACTAGCACACTACTTGGCAAAGCACAAAGTACAATATAACGATCCGACTGCATGGAAACTAGTACACGATTTGTCAGAAGCATTCCAATACTTCTTACTTAAAGCCAGCAACAAATTAGCGCAGGAGAGAGGCGCTTGTGAGTACTTTAGTCGTACTAAATACGCTGACGGCATCCTTCCTATTGATACATACAAAGTGGATGTTGACACTATTGTGGAGAACAAGTTAAGTTATGATTGGGATGCTCTTAGGAATGACATCAAGGAACACGGCCTCAGGCACTCAACTCTGTCCGCACAGATGCCATCGGAAAGCAGTTCCGTTGTGTCGAACGCAACAAACGGAATTGAGCCACCTAGAGGCTACTTGTCCGTTAAGAAGTCAAAGAAAGGGCCTCTTAAACAGATTGTTCCACAATATCAGAGCCTTAAGCAACACTACACCTTGTTGTGGGACATGCCTAGCAACGAAGGTTACATCAACGTTGTCGCAGTAATGCAGAAGTTCTTTGATCAAGCTATCAGTGGCAACTGGAGTTACAACCCAACACACTTTGAGAACAATGAAGTTCCGATGAGTGTAATGATGAACGACTTGTTGACAACATACAAGTATGGTTGGAAGACTAGTTACTATCAGAACACATATGATTACAAAACAGACCCGAGTGATTTAGAAGATGAAAAGCCAGTCGAAGCGTTAGCACTAACTACATTAGAGCTAGATGGCGAAGACGAAATGTGCGATAGTTGCGCAATTTAATGGTTGACAGTGTACATTATTCAGTGTACACTGTATAAGATGGATAAGGAAAAACAATGGCAAAGACTGTATTTAATAAAGAAAAAGTAGACTTCACGAAGCAGAACATGTTCTTCGGTGAAGATCAAAACACACAGCGTTACGATACTTTTCGTTTCCCTGTGTTTGACAAACTTAACCAAACTATGCTTGGTTATTTTTGGCGCCCTGAGGAAGTAAGTCTACAAAAAGATAGAGCAGACTTTGCTAACTTCCGTCCAGAGCAGAAACATATTTTTACTGCAAACTTAAAGTATCAAACACTGCTAGACAGTGTACAGGGTCGTGGTCCATGTCTGGCATTTTTGCCGCATGTTTCACTTCCTGAACTTGAAGGATGTATTGTTACTTGGGACTTCTTTGAAACAATTCACTCACGTAGCTACACACATATTATGAAGAATGTATATTCTGATCCTAGTGTAGTGTTTGATACTATTTTGGATGATGAAAAAATTATTGCTCGCGCAACTAGTGTTACTAAACACTACGATGCGTTCACTGAAGCAGCTGATGCTTACAATCATCGCGGCGAAGGTAGCCTACGTGACGTTAAGAAGAAACTGTATCTTGCAATGATGACTGTGAATATCCTAGAAGGACTTCGCTTCTACGTATCATTTGCTTGTACATTCGGTTTCGGGGAACTAAAACTAATGGAAGGCTCTGCAAAGATTATTTCATTAATTGCCCGTGACGAAGCGCAACACCTTGCACTAAGCACACATGTATTGAAACTATGGGCTCAAGGCAAAGACGATCCAGAGATGGCAGCTATTGCTAAAGAGTGTGAAGAAGAAGTATACGAACTGTGGCGTGAATGTGTTCTAGAAGAAAAGGATTGGGCAGAGTATTTGTTTAAAGATGGTAGCATGATTGGTTTGAACACTGCATTGCTTAATCAGTATGTTGAATACATTGCTAACCGTAGACTCAAAGCACTTGGATTAAATGCTATCTTTGATGCACCAGTTAATACTAATCCTTTACCGTGGACACAGCATTGGTTGTCAAGCTCGGGCTTGCAAGTTGCACCTCAGGAAACAGAAGTTGAATCTTATGTTATTGGTGGCATCAAGCAAGATGTATCAACAGACTCACTTAAAGGATTTAGTTTATGATCGAAATTTATGGCAAACCAGCATGTCCGCATTGTGATCAAGCAAAGCGGATTTGCGAACAGCGTGAATTAGAATACAAATATTTTCAACTAGACACAGACTTTACTCGTGAGGAAGTACTAGAAATGTTCCCTGGAGCACGTACTTTCCCACAGATTAAAGTTAACGGAACGTCAATCGGTGGTAAGGATCAGTTAGGTACTTACTTAGAAGAAACAGGCTACAACGGAACAGGACACACACTATAATGTTAATCGAAGCACCATATAAGGTTGGAGACACCGTGTCTCTAAAATTAAGCTCAGGCGAGGAAATTGTAGCTCGTCTTGATGATGAATCTAATGAAAAATTTGTACTGAAGAAACCTATGGTACTTATTGCACAACAACAAGGACTAGGACTTGCTCCGTTTATGTTTAGTGTAAGCCCAGATGCAAAGTTTGCATTGCAGGCAACTTCAGTAAGTTGTATTGCAAAAACTGAATCAGAAATTGCAAAACAATACACTTCGCAAACTAGCGGCATTCAGCTAGTATAATTTAACCAATAGGAGAACAAAAATGACAGAAGCAACACTAACCCAGCATGAACAGATTGTTCAAGCATATAACCAGTATTTGGCAGAACATGCAACCTTTGAAGAAAAGGGCGTAAAAGCCGCCGCCGCTCGCGCACGTTCAGCACTTGGTGACCTAGGCAAGCTAACAAAAGCTCGCCGTGCAGAGATCCAAGAGAAAAAGAACGCAATGTAATGAGCGGACAACGGCGTTGGCTTAAAACATGGGCTCGCACCGTTGGCATGCCAATTGGCGTTACAGACGATGATAAGCCAGAGTTTCTTCCTATATCACAAATTGATGTAAAAAGAGCTCTGGCTTTTCGCACCTTTTGGATAGTGCTACACGTTGTGACCTGTTTGTTCATTATTATTGGTAATGGACGTAATTTAGGATTTTGGTAATGCGATATTACTTAGGTAGTTGCGAGTACAAATGGACCCATGCACATACTCAGATGGAGATGATATGGATCCAACGAGAGCTAGGCGACGACATGTTTAAAGATATCGAAACTCAAGAATGGAAGTGGACATTGCTACGTAGTAACAGTACAAGTTTGCCCGGAGACATGTATTGTCGTTGCGACATATATGTTGAGATTCCGGAATCAAAACAAGCTACATTGTTTGCACTTAAATATTCTAACATAAAGAAAGTAGAACGAGCATGATGTGGGTCGACTATAATATAACACAAGCTGGAGATCACTTTAAGGTTGAAGGCGATTGGCCAGGTGAAGTTATGGGGTTACAAAGAGACGGTACTCCTAAAGACCATCATTTGTATAAGCCCGGTGATGTGTTCATTGTAAATGAAGGTGGATGGCTTTGCAAAGTAGAAGATGTCAGTGCAATGGTTATGAAATACGAAGCAAATAAGGCTAAAAAAGATGAGATGTAAACAAGGCGACTTTGCACGTATCATACATTCAATTAATCCAGATAATATTGGAAAAGTTGTAAAGGTAGTAGAATACATTGGTAAGTTCAAAGAAGGCGAACAATTCGAAGCATACGGAATGACCTGCACTT